GTGAACTACCTGGCAAGGGTTTACATTCTGCCTATGGCTCGCCCTGTACCCGGGGCGTGGGGGGCGACGTTAGCTAACTGGACTGCGCACCTTCGCGCCGCCGGTCATCCCTCCACCACAATCCGCACGCGCCTTGATCATCTATCGCGCCTTGCCCGGGTATCCGGTGTCGAGGATCCGTGGGCGATCACCACCAACGACCTGATCTCCTGGACCGGGCAACAGGAATGGGCGGCCGAGACACGGCGGAGCGTCCGCAACAGCCTGCTCGCGTTCTACCGCTGGGGCATCATCGCCGGCCACCTCGAGCACTCCCCCGCCGAAGCACTGCCCCGGGTGAAAGCATCCGAACCCCACCCACGACCCGTGCCCTACGGCATCTACCTCGAGGCACTCGCCGCGTCCGATGCACGCACCACACTGATCCTGCGCACCGCAGCTGAGGCCGGGCTACGGCGCACTGAGATCTCCAAGATCCACGAACGCGACCTCATCCCCGACCTCGCCGGCTACTCACTGAACGTGCACGGCAAAGGCGGCAAACAACGCATCGTGCCACTGAACGACTCGCTCGCCCGCACCATCCGCGAAGCCTGCCTCGCAGGCCGCGGCTTCGCGTTCCCCGGCGACCGCGACGGACACCTCTCCGCCGAGTACATCGGCAAACTCGCCGCCCGTGCCCTGCCCGGCGACTGGACGCTGCACAAGCTGCGCCACTCCTTCGCGACCGACCTCCTCGGGCTCGGCACCGACCTACTCACCATTCAACAACTGCTCGGGCACGCATCCGTGGCCACCACCCAGCGATACACACTGCCCCCCGACCACGCCAAACGCGCCGCCGTTGTCGCGCTCAGCGAGAGACGGATCGCGTAGAGACCATGCCCACCATCGAAGAGACGACCATCGTCCTGCACCTCGACGAGATCGTGAGTGCTGCAGTCGACGACGCCATGTCGGACCACGACATCGACGACATAAACGACGACGCGTACCTCGCACTCATCGACGCCGCCCACACCGTCGCGAGCGCGGCCATCACCGGGGCGTCGCTCGAGATGGACCGAGCACTACGCGGAGGCAACCCGCCGAGTGCCGGACACCGCGCCTCAGCAGCATTCGTGCGCGGCGCAGCCTACGCCGGGGCGGTACTACACCTCACCCGCTAGTCGAGACTCAGCACTGCGGGTCGTAGATCTCCTGCAGGACAGCGTCGATTGTTCCCTCAGACCATGCAGTGCCGCACCCAAGGAACGCGCGCGTCTGCGCGTCCTCTCGCGACAGGATCAACTCAGGGTCTGGGTTCTGCTCGAGGTACAAGTCGTAGGCGTCAGTCTCGTCGGCCGGCTCTGCGGAGTTGGCCGGATCCGACGACGGTGTGGCCGTGACGGTGACGTGGATAGCTGGGGCTGCGTCCGCGGTAACGGTCACGGCTGGAGCAGCACCACTCGAACCTCCACAACCAACCAGGGCCAGTGCGGAGGCAAATACTAGTGCTGCAGGTATCAACGAGTGGCGAGTGTTCATGATCACCAGGCTATCGCGCAGTGGTGACGTTGGCGCAGGCACGCCAGAGAGCCCCGCCCTGTTCCTGTGAGGGTCAGGAACAGAGCGGGGCTCGGCTTTGGGGTGACGCGTGTCTAGTGGATGTCGGACTCCGCAACGAGTTCAGCGGGATTGGTCACGCCATCGCCCTCATCGGATACCGTGGTCGCGCCCTGGCTGGTGGTCAGCACCGGGGTCGGCTCATAGGTTGGGGTCTGGTTCGATCCCAGTACGAGGCGAGTCAGCCATGCCGGCAGGCGTGGCTCCACCTTGCGCCAGATTGCATACCAGCCGAGGATCACCACAGCGGTGATGGCCGCGATGATGCCTTGATTGTCGGACAGGTCGTTGACCGCGTCCGGCGCTGCAGGCCACCAGATGAGCAGTTGCGTGATGACTGCACCCCAGATGAACGGAATCACCGTGCGGAGATAGGCCGCACCCTTGTCACCAATGGTCATGTCACTCCTAGTTCCAGGTCAGGGCGTCTGCCCCGGCGTTGATGATGGTCGCCTCAGTTGCGGCGGACTCGACCCACACCTCAGCACGTAGACGCTGCGTAGGAGTCAGGCCAGTGATGGCACCGAAGCGCAGGAACGTGGATCCCTCGGTGCCGATGTACTCGGTGAGGGTGCGCTGCAGAGTAGTGACACGTGTCGTCTTGCCGGACTTCACGTCAACAATGTAGAAGCGGCCCTGGATCTGGACGCCCACGGGGACGTCGCGCACCTGGACCCACACATTCGCGGTCAGATCTTCGTTACCAATGGCGACGGAGATGTCGCCCTTGTCATTGAGCTTCACGGTCGTCCACTTACCGGCCGTGAGTGGCTGGTCCTTGGATCGACCGAACCAGTTGCGTCCACGCATGTCGTCCTCCTTGGGTTTGGGCTTGCTGGGGTCTTGATCGGCGTGGTATTCGAAGTGCCAGTCCTCGTTGGGAATGGGGAACCAGCCGAACTTGGGGCCGTGCACGAACATCCAGCCACGGGGTGTGGTGGTGTCCTCGACGTTGCCGGGCAGGTCGATCGCTAGGCCGACGGTGTGCTTGGAGTCTTCGGGCGGGAGTGCGAAATTGAACCCGGGAACTCCTGCAAGATATTGGTTACGTAGGAAGTTTTGCCAAACAGGGTCGCGCCATGCACTTGTGATGCCGGGTGGTAGTCCTGCGGCGCCGGCGCGGTTGTATGACATCCCTGCATCGGTGCGCAGTTGCTTGCCGCCAGCCAGTGTGAGTAGAAGCATGTGTCCTCCAAGGCATGGGTAGTGGCCCGACCGTGGATTGCGGTTCGGGTGGTGAGTGGTGACCGCGAGTGCGGTGTGTCTGACTAGTGAGTGTCGTCGTCTGCGTCGCCGACGCGGGAGCGCCAGCGATGGGTCAGGAGTAGCCAGTTGTGTTGCGTGAGGAAGAGGTTCACGAGGACGAGGGCACCGACCCATGGCCACGGTCCGAGTGGGCCGATGGTGATGGAGAGCACCAGGAGTGTAAAGGTCACGGCGATGGCGACAATCAATCCCATGAGGTGGCGTCCCATGGGGTAGTGGCGCCAGGTGCCGCCGGTCTTGTATTGGTAGCCGGCGATGAACACCACACAGTTCAGTAGTCCCCATACTGATACGGCCAGCCAGAATGCTTGGGCTAGTGCCATCTTTGGTCGTCTCCCCTCAGGTTGAGTGCTCGCTCCACGCCTTCACGGAAGTGGTTTTCTTCAACCACCCTGTTGAGTTGGTGTGCTTGGGCAGTCGCCACGGCGCGCAGGAACCGGGCGTCGGCGAGGCTTCCCCTCGCATCGGCCAGTGCGCGGGTGGCGGCTTCGCGTGAGGCACGTAGGCGGGCAATCATCCGTCCTCACCTTCCTCGCGGTCACGCTGAATAGACTTCAGTAAGTGAATGGTGGTCGAGCCGATCGCTTGATACTCGAGCAGCGCGGCCCGAAGCTCGGCGTTCGTCTCACGTTCGGCAGCCAGTGCTCTGCGGTCCATTTCTACCGTGCGGCCAGGTACTAGTTTGCCCATGTAGACCAGGCGAAAGACGTACAGCACCACTGCGGCGGTCACAGCCCACGCCGAGGCGTCTGAGATAAAGGTCAGAGTTAGGCCGTCAAACATGTGCTACCCCACACGGGCAATCGAGAACGTGTTGAACGACGACGACGCTAAGGTGGTGATCGCTCCGCCCGAGTTTTGATAAGCGGACAACGAGAGTTGATCACCTGCGCTCAGTAGCACGTTCGTTGCGGGGAGGACGCATTGCACGAGTTGACCGGAGTTGGCCGGCGCCAGTCCCGATGCGTGCTGTGCTGCGTTAACGTTGAGCTGAGCTTCGCGGCGACCGGCGCCATTGACATTGAACGTGACGCAACCCGATATTGCGTAGACGCCCGCGCTTGGCACCTGAAAGACCCCTACGCCAAGGTAGGCAATGCCTGCGGGGTTGCCGTCACCTGAGCCCGACGTCCAGCTAGAGAGAACGGTTGGAGCACCCGAAGGTATTGATGTTGCCACGTTCCGGTACACGAATCGGCTGAGTGGTGTGTCCTCGAACGTGTACCAGTCGGTGCCGTTGATGGTGCGCTGAAGTTCTTTGCCCGCAGCCTGGGCTTTGTTGTGCACATACAGCGGGCGGTCCGCAGTAACGGCATAGCCAGCAACACTAAGCGCGTCTACACGGGCTTGGCGGTCCGTGTCGTCAATAACGTGCACGATGTCGTTCACGGACATCATCATGTCGAGGAACGTTTGTCGGCTAGGTGACTGACCAATCGGGGGTGGTACGACGTGGCCGCGCAGATTAGTTGCCATGATTGCTCCCTTGAGGTGGTTAGGCAGGACAGGTGTAAGTGATTTTGAGTGCCATACCGTCAGCTGCAGAAGTACCGCGCACAGCGTTGTACCCCAAGCCGGTGAGCACCAGGCCCTTGACAGAGCCCGAGAGGAAAGCAGATCGCACCGTCGACGGGAGTGAGACCCATACGGCACTAGATTTGCCCGGCGAGCCCGTCGCGGTGTCTCCAGAGCTAGACGGTGAACCGGCAGGGCGCGAGCCATGCGGTGAGCCCTTGACGGTGATGGACGGATACGACGCAAGTGACAGACCAGCACCGCGCAGTAGAACCTCAATTGAACCGATCGACGTTGCGCCGAGATTCTTCACCTGGTTGCCGTAACACGCGAGCCCGATGAAGGGACCTTCAGACGACCACGGTGGGCTGGCCCCCTGATACAGCGTCGAACGACCACCGTAGCGAGTAGTGTTCCACCGATCCCACGCGCCGCGATCGTCACGGTAGGTTCCGGTCGACGACGGCAGAATTGTGGTGCTCACCGTCTCGAACTCAGCAGGCGGCGACGGCGGTGGGACGGGGGCGGGGTCGTCCAGGGCCGGGGCAGGTGGCGGCGGCGGGACGTTGCAAGGCCCAAGGATCAGGGTCGGCTGCCCACCAAACTGTGGTTCGCGCAGAACATACACCTCGTTGCCGACCGCGAAGGTCGTCAACGGAATGTACGGCAGAACAAAACTGCCACCCACCACCGTGACGGTAGCTCGATTGTTACCGGCATCGACCGCGGTGATCTTACCCACCACACTCATGGGCGCCGACCGCGTCGGCCCCAAACACATCACCGAACGGCCACCATCAAACGGGTTACGCATCACATAGACCGTCTGACCCACCGTGTACACACCATCAATGAACGACATGCGCGTGCCCGACGAGCCGTTGACGGCCACCACGACACGGTTCTGAGCGGTATCGATCGACACCAGGACTCCCACGGCGAGAAATGCCGGGTCGTCGCCGGGCATCAAGCCGCGCGGATCCAGCACCCCTGCACGAGCAAACTCGATCGGGTCGGTCACAGTATCCCCACATCCAAAATGGACGAACCGTCACGCGTAGTCAGCGGGTGCTGTGCCGCGATGACGTAACCCACCTCCCACTGGCTTTCGAATAGGAGTTCCACAGCATCGCCGATCTGCGCGCGCGGATCCGGTGCGATCTCAACGCGCAACACCCGTGCAGGGCGCAGCGACTCATCAAGGATCTTCTGCCCCGCCGCGAGCGCCTGAGCGCGGGTGGTGACAAACGGTGAGGACCAGATGCGTGACTTGGTCCGGTACCCCTGTGGGTCCACAGCGAAAGGGCCAGTGGTCTTGTCAACGATCGCGAGGACGGGGTTTTGCCCGATGCCGTCGGTGTCGGTGGCACGAACGATGACACGGTTGTAAATGCCGTCGCGAGAGCCTTGGGACGGGACCGTAATAATAGTGCCCCGATCGCCGTCGCGGTAAGACAGCACGGGGTCAGGGACGGGGGCCAGTGGCGGCTCGAGGCGCAGTTGGCCGTATCCGTCCGCGAAGATGCGCGCCGGGATCCCGTCCGCGAGATCCTGCTTGGCTTTGAGCCGGTCGTCCGTGAACTCGAGAGTTCGGGGCACAGCCCGGTCAGTGATCGCTTCGGAAACCTCGAGCCCCATTCCAGCCGGCAGAAGCCTGCGCAGCTCCGAGATGAACGTGCCACCATCACGGGGAGCAAGAGGCGCTGGGATCTGATCGTCTGCTATCAAACCGAACATGCCCTGAGTCGACAACGCAATCTCACCGGGCGTGCCTTCGGTCCAGTCTTGAATCTGGAAGCGACCCAAGCGCGTGAGGTACTCCTCGCCCGTCACCACCGAGGTCACGACGATCGAGACCACCAGCTCTTGACCATGTGCCGCGAGAGGGTGATCCGGGTTAGTACCCGGCTTCCAGTCGAAGCCCTGATTCCAGCGAGGCACCGTGATTTCGACGCTGTCGGGCACCGGCTGCGACTCATCCTCGCTACATGTTCCGCCCGTGATCGGCACGTCGTCTGCCAGTAGTTCGCCACCACGCCACGACGACACCCTGGGGTGCCACTGCAACACACCCTCGTACAGCGCGGAAGGCGCACCATCACGCACGGGCTACACACCCCAGTCGTGCTTGTCGAAATCATCCCAATCGAACCCCGACCATGCCGCATCGAAGTCATCCCAATCAGACAACACATAAGCTGCATCGAAGTCGTCCCAGTCGAACGCCGCGAGCGCGGTGCCGGGCTCTGGGTCGCCGATGACTTGGGCGTCCAGGGTGAAGAGGCGCAGTGTGCCCACAGCGCCGATGAGGCGACTCTTGTCGCTGTACACGATGAGGAGTTCCACAGGTGGAATGTCACGAAGGCCTACCGTGTTGCGGCGAACCAACGGGTGCCCTGTGGCGAGCAGCGCCTTCATGGCGTCCGAGTGGGTGCCGTCTGCCTCGACACCTAACTCCATCTGCGGAGTGAGTGGCACGTCGATTCGGAACACTGGATCTGAGCGGCGTGAGATCGTGAACTTCGAGGCCCGGTGTTCGGACTCCCGAGGGTCGGTGGGGTCGGTGACCTCGACGACGGCGAGAGTCTTGCCGTCGAGCGACTGCACGACGGTCGTCGCGGTGAACACCAACTCGATGGGGGCCGCCTGATACACGACGCCGTCAACGGTCACGGTGTACACCAGTGGACCGTTGAAGGGTGCCCGATTATCGGTGAGGACTAACTGGTTGCCGTCCGAGACGTTAATACCGCCCGGGACAGGCCACCGGTAGTTTCCATAGGACCCTTGTACCGTGTATTCCTGACCGGTCGCGAGGCCCGTCACGACAATCTGGATAGGTGCTGGTGCGCCCCCTGCGGCGCTCAGAAGCGACGTGGTGATGATGATAGCCACGGCTACTTCCTCCCCCGAGCTACGACGCGCTGAGCACGACGCTCACCCTTGAGAGCACGGTCCGCTTCGGTGCGCATCGAACCGAGTAGAACGCTATCGGTGTCGCGCACCTCGAGCGTCATGCCATCAAGGGAAATGTGAATGTCAGATGACCCCGTACTAGTCGGTGCACCCACCGTTGCGTCTCCCAGATAGTCAGACATCAGCCCGCCAAGTTTCGAGATCGGGGCAATGACCTCGTCTTCGGGACCTTCGCCCACCACCGCGAGTGTCGCTGCGGTCGCGATGCCACCCTTGGCAAGCAGTGGGATCTTGGGAATACCGAAGCTCTTGCCACCCACGCCGGGCACCCAGTTGGGGACACTGAAGTTCACCTTGCCCACCGAGCTGTTCCAGAAACGGGCGACAGAGTTAAAGGCCGTCTTGAAGGGGCGGGTGATCTTGCCACCGACCGACGAGAAGAACCCCCCGATCTTCCCGGGGATGCCACGGAACCAATCGAGCACACTGTCGACGTAACCCTTGGTCGTCGACTTTATCGTCGAGAACTTGTTGCCAATCTTGACGCCGATCCCACCAAAGAAGCCCACCACCTTGCCGGGGATGCCACGCAGGTAGCCCGTGATCGCATTCCAGTTGGATGTGATCATGCCGATCGGAGTCCACTTCCACACCGTTTTCAGGAAGTCCCACGCACCCTTAAAGAAACCCGTGACCTTACCCAACAGGCCCTCGAAGAACGGTTGCACTGCCGACCACACCGCCTTGATCTTGTTCCACGCGCCGATGAAGAAATTGCGGAACCCCTCCACGTTGTTCCACAACCACAGGAAGCCCGCCACGAGGAGCGCAATACCGACCACGATCATGCCAATCGGGCTCGCCGCCATCGCCGCACTGAGCAATTTCTGAGCCCCAGCAGCACCTTTAGTAATCAACGACCACGTCTTCGTCGCGACACCCGAGCCCTTGAGCCCAATCGCCATCGCACCCAACGAACCACCAGCAGCCAGCAAGTCACCACCGAACGCCTGCACACCCGCGGCAGCCGAACCGAGGGGACCGGGCAACGTCGCCAAGTCCTGAAACATACCGTCGAAGCCGCGGCGCATCGACTCAGCCTTCGCCTCCCCGGTGTCATACATGACGGCGCCCATGTCCTCGGTGGCACCCGTCACATCCTCGATCGACTGCTTCGCGGGATCCATGGCGAGCACCATGCCCTTGCCCGCGTCCTCCCACATCGAGCCGAACAGGGCCACACCGGCCTTATCTTGCTCAATCGGGTCCTTTATGCTGCTCAGCCCGGCAAGGATCTCCGAGAACGCAGCGTTCGCCGTGGGGCCACCGGCCGCGATCTTCGCCGCCATGTCGTCCGCATCCATACCAAGTTCCTGGAACGCTTCCTTCGTGCTGTACGAGCCATCGATCGCCCGCGTCGCGAATTCATTGAGGGCATCCCCGGCCTTGTCGACCGAGAACGCGCCCGCATCGAGCGCGGACCCAAACATCGCGATCGCCTGCGGACCATCAATACCGAGCGCGCTCAACGGCTCCGAGTACTCCCACAACGTGTCGAGAAACTCATCAGTCTTATCGAGCCCACCCTGCATACCGGCAGTAATAATGTCGAACGCCTCGTCCGAGTCCTTTGCGAGACCGTTCTTCATCAAAGCGCCCGCCGCACGTGTCACCTCTGACACGTCCTTGTCATACACATCCGCGATCGCGAGCGCGTCAGTGACCATCTTCTGTGACTCGGTCTCTGACACTTTGTTGAGGTCGACCATGTCTTCGCCGACCTCGGACATAGCACGCGAGACTTCCTCGAGGGACTCACCCATGCCGTCACGGAACGCAGCCTTGGCCGCGTCGTTGGCGCGCTGCGCGGAGGCGGGTATCAGGTCAAGCTGCGCGGCGACCTTCGCACCTGCCGACTCGCTTACGAGCGCGTCACTAAAGCCCTGCACCAGTTTGGTGCCGGCATACGCTGCGGCAATCGTCGCGGACACACCAAGGGCGTGCTCTTCGAACTTATTGAACTCCTTTTTGGCTTGCGACGAGTCAGCGAGGATGTCGAAGATCATGCCTTTAGCCATCAACGTCTCCCTCTGCTTGGTCGCCGCGATGTGCGGCTGCGTCGTCTTTGTTCAGCACGCCAGTCGTCAATCGACTTGGCGATCGCCCACCACTCGAAGAGTCGAAGGTTCCAAATGTTCTCGTGGTTGATCGACGGATACTTGTGCATCACGTCGAGCAGACGCTCGTAAACGGAGTCCCTGATCCAGGGCTCGCTTGCTACAGCGGGGCGAGTGTTTCGGCTTTGGGCTCGTCGGCGGCCGGATCGGAATCCGCCGGGGCCTTCGGAGGGTCCGTGACTTCCTCGTCCTCCGCCTTCGGGTCGCCAGGCTCTTCTTGGAAATCAACTTGCTCTTGCGTCAGATTCAAAACGTCGGACCATGCAGGCTGCTTGCCGGTCTCCCACAGGGTCGCCCAAACGATGACTGCGGTGCGGACCGTCACCATCTCCATGCGCTCTTGAATTTCCTTGTCATCCCACCCGGTCTGGTACTGCAACTCCATTTGAGTGCCCAAACGCAGCCGGTTGGGTAACACCGCCCGGTAATTGCCTACCAACTCTTCGTGGTCAATGATTGTGATCCGTGCCATCAGGCCCCTCCTTGATTCATGGTGTCGATTGCGTCGTCAAGCGCGGCAAGAATGTCTTGCTCAATCTGGTTACGATGCGCGCCGATCACGTCACCGAAATACGGCCGTCCCGCCTGATCCGCATAGGCGTTCTTATTTCCGAAAACAGGGTGGCGAAAACGCTTCATGTTGTACGAGCGGGCGAAGCCTGTTCCCGCCCCGCGAATGCGGATCCCCGACCGGGTCTTACCCGTCATGATCGAGACACGCAGCCCCGCCTTGATCTCCTCGCGTGCACCCCGACCTTTACCGGAGCGCTTACCCGAGGTGCGCACTTCGGTGATGTAGGTCCGCTTAGTGAACTTCGCCCCACCACGTGCGCCCGAGGACTTCGAGGCCCTGACCCTGGTCTCCTTCTTGACGCCGATGATCTTGCCGCGGGGCTCCTTGTCGAGCTCCACCTTCATCGCACCGATGAGTTCCTTACCGGTGTCACGGATACGGCGGCGGGTGATGCGATGCAGCGTCGCGTCGAACTCCTTAACACGTTCAAGTTCTGCCTTGAGGTTCGGGGAACGAACCTCAATCTCGCCGCCGCTGCCCGGCATAGCTACAACGTCGCGTCGGTCGAGCGGTAGACAATGTAGATCGGCTCGTCCGTCTCGTTGTCCAGCGCAGTGAAGTCCGACTGCACGCTGATGACGTCACCGCCGTTGGACGAGGGAACACCACCCTCGAGCTTGAGTGCGGGGATAACGATCTGCAACGTCGGTGCCGACAAGGCCCCGATCGTGGACGGGTGCGTGAAGTTGAGAACCATGCCGAGTGTGGTCTGATCAAGGTAAGCATCGACAGTGACAGTGCTGTCGAGTTCGGCAGTGATCTGACCACCCACCTCTGCCATCGACACCACGTTCGCGCGGGTGCGCTTTCCAGCACCACCCAGATTCCACCCCTCACCATCAAGGCCATTCGCGACCTTCACATTGCCCTCACGAATGTTCGCGACCGCGGCACCCGACGTCGTTGCCAGCTCCGTGGCGGTGGGGACGGTGATGGCGTCGGTGCCAAGAAAAATCTCACCATCGACGAACGAGAACAGTTCAAGGTCGGCCGGGTAGGACGGGGCGGCGTAGGCGACGTCGCGGACGATGTCGCGCGCCATCATCTCGAGTGCGATCTTGAGGAAGTCGCTGTTGCCGAAGCTGACCTCGACGGACTCGAACTGGGAACCGGGGAACGTGTACGTTTCGACGCCGGATCCGTCGAGCAGTGGGATTCCCTTTTGGATGGTGTACGAGCCGAGAGCGCCCTTGGTGAGGGTGAGCACGTGCTGATACACGCCGGTGTCGACGAGCGCGGTGGAGGTTGCCGCACCGAGCGCGGCCTCGAGGAGTGAGCCGAGGCCCTTCGTGGGGGCTTCCATGTTGATGGATCCGCCGGCGTCAACCTTGTTAAGGCGTCGACGGTCGAGACGTGCGACACGGGAGCCGGGCCGCATGCCCTCACCCTGACCGAAGTCAAGCTTCGCCTCAATAGTCTCGCCTGTGAACTCGATGAACTTGTCGGGGGTGATGGCCGTGCCGTAGGCCGACTCCTTCTTGAAGCCGATCGAGCAGTCAAGTTGCGTGGTCATGGGTTACTCCTTGTCCTGGGAGCCGGCGGGTGCCGACCCATCGGCATTAGCGGGGGATGTGGTGGGGGGCTTGGGGGCCGCGAGCGCGATGGGACGGCCTGCGCGGGCCTTGCGTTTAGCTGCGGTGGCGATCTTCTCGGCCGGCTTGCTTACGGCCTTCCACGCGGACTGTGCGAGGAGGGCGTGGGCTTGGGTGGCGGTGACCGTCACTGTCTCGCCAGCGGCGACGACACGGTGCAAGAGGGGCACGTCGAGCGACCCCTGTGGTGAGACGTTGGTGATGGTGATCTCGTCGGTCATGGTGTTATCCCCTGATTCGTTGCTTGGCGGTAAAGGTCGCTTCGATCTCCCAGACGCGACCGGTGCCGGATTGTGTTTGCGCGTCGGCAGCATCAGAGTCGAGGTTGGTGAGGAAGCAGTGACGAACGACGCCGCCGAGTGTCGTGTCGCCGGCAGGTGCGGCCTGGCGTACCTGCTCAGCAAGTTCGTTCACGATGTCGGCAGCTGCGCGAAACGCCAACTGGTCAGCCTCGTTGCCGCCAGAGCGGAAGCTCGACACGATGACCGTCAACTCCAGAGTGACCTCGCGGCCACGATTAGAGGCAGACATGTTCGCGATCTCCTCAGTGGTGCGGACACCGCCGATGAGGATGACGTCGTCGGCGTACTCAATACCCAAGCCCGTCCACGCGACAACAACGCCTGTGTTGGCTGCGTACTTGGTCGTCGCCATCGCGTAGAAGGCATCACGGTAGTCCGCCGCGATCGATGCAGCTGAGCCGGTCATGCTGTACCAGCCGGGCGTGGGAGGTGTTGCAGCAGTTCGTGGGCGCGATCGGGAATCGCGAAGCCCGTCGGAGTGAACATCGTCCCCTCCTGAGCGACGATTGGACGACCGTTCTGCTGCGTGAGCTGCCACATGTGCGCAATGATTTCGAGGCACGCCTGGCGGGCGGCAGGTGGTATCTGGTCAGCGCCGACGGTGTAGTTCACGACGATCTTGTTGCCGTCGAAAGCATCGGACCAGACAATGCCCGCGTCCTCGTCGACGGTGTAGTCGGATTCCGTGAGTGCGGTGCCGTCGACCGTGACCGCAGTGACGGTGATGTCATACGCCGGCAGGATGATTGCGCGGACGGGATACTGGATGACTTCAGTCCACCTGCGCTCGTCGGCGATCAGGGGCCCAGTGATTGACTCGACAACTGACGAGGCTGATGCGACATACAGCATCAGGGCGTCATGGGCACTAGTAAGTGCGTTGATCTTGAGACGCTTCATGGCGTCGGCCCGCGACACCAGGTAGTGGGGGTCGGTGGGCCACACGTCAAGGACGTCCGAGAACGTCTCCGTGGGCGTGGCCCACAGCAACGTGTGGCGGCCTGGCTTTGAAGGAGTGAAGGCCGTGGTGTGAGTCAATACCTTATTGGTCACCGTCGGGTTCGCGGTGGTGCCGTCCGGCTGGGTGACCGTGAGCGTCGCGCTCTCGCCTGGGACCGCCGATAGCCACTCCAGTGACTGCGGTGTGTCTACAAAGTGCACGACGCTCACGGCGAACTACTTCCCGAGCTTCTTGAGTTGGGCGTCGACCTGCTTGACGCGGTCGTCGAGGCCACGCTGCACGTAGCCGTCACGCTCAACCTTGAGAGCCGCACGAATCGCGTCGTCCGGACTGTTGCCCGTTGCCGCGGCCTTACGGTCAGCAGCAGCCCGCTTCGTGGACTCGGTCTGTGGCGCCTTTACCTCCGCAGGCGTGGTGTCAGTCTTCGTCTCCGCCGGTGCGGACGTCGGGTCCGGTGCCGACGTCGCGGACTTGGTGTCGTCCGGCTTGGCGGCGGCCTTCGTGTCCGCCGGCTTAGCCGGCGTGGACTTGGTGGGTTCAGCCATGATCATTCCTCACTGTTGAACTGATGGTGGTGGGGTGACCCCGCGCGGTCTGCGCGGGGTCACCCGGTGCCGACTAGAAGGTCGGTGCGACGAGGCCGGTGCCGCCGATGACCTGCACACCACCGCTGTAGCGGGTGAAGCAGGTGGCCGCGTAGCCGTAGACCACGAAGTCAACGGTCAACTTCTTGGACTGCGTCTGCTCGGCGCGGATCATCATCGGCGCCGAAGGGTCGAGCCACAGGTGCGCCTCGTTCTTGGCGTACACCGCGACAAGGTCCTCGTTGGTGCCAGTACCCAAGTTGGCCGGGATGTTGCCGTCGGTAACAACCGGGTCGTCCGACGGCAGGTAGCCGCGAACACCCTTGAGTGAGCCAGTCGCGATGCCCTGACCCAGTGCGCCGGCGTTGCGACCCGAGATGAACGGGTGGGTGTCGATGAACTGGTTCTGCAGCCAGCGCCACCGGTTGCGACGCATCAGGACGCGAATGTTGTCGTCGACGGCCTGGTCAAGGAGTGCGTCCTCCACACCGGAGATCGCACCAAGGATCTTGGCGTAAAGCTCCACTGCGGTGGGCGAGGCGTCGGTGTAGGTCACCGCCGTACCGGCTGCGAGCAGACCGGTCGTTGTCCGGTTGATCGCCTTGCGGTCCAGGTCCGTGTAGTACTCGCGGACCAGGTCCTCAAGCATCGTGTCGACTGCCTCGGGCGCACGGTCGAGCACCTGGCGGGGTGCCGACTGGGAACCCGCGACGGTGTAGATCGGGACGCTGATGAGAGCGTCATCGAAGTCTGTCTCGTCAACGGCCGCGCCTTGCGCCGACTGCTCGTCGACGGACGTGCCCGTCGAGGTCTTCGGGATGTACGCGACCATTCCCGACTCGGGCAAGTCGTGCACCGTCATGTTGTCGGAGTTGGCGAGTTGCGCACCCTCCTTCGCCTCGGGAGCGAAGAGATCCGTCAGGTACTCCGGGACAGCGAACCCGGACACATTGGCGGTGCCTGCGATGCGCTGGGATACCGGGTTGCCGGCAGCGCTACGGGCGTCGAGTACCTGCTTCGTCGATCGTTCGAGTCGCGAGCGAGCCTCGGTGTTGCCGAGGAACGACTGCGTCAGGTCGCGCATGAACTCCTTGCCCTTGGGATCCTTGTCGGCGCGGTACACCGATTCGTCCTTGGTGACCTCCGCGGGTGCGCGAGTCTTTTCGGGCTCGTCGGGCAGCTCGGCATTGGCCCGCATTTCGGCGGCACGAGCCTCAGCCTCGGCGTCCTTGGCAATCTCAGCGTCGAGGTCCGCGGCGCGGGCCTCCATGCTTTCGATCTCGTCATCGATGCCGCGCTTGGTGGATATTTCCGCGTCGACCTTGTCGGCGTCGGGGCTGTCCTGACCGCGCAGCTCCTTGAGCGTGGAGACCGATGCGGAACGTTCCTTGTACTTCGCGGCGATGTCGCTACGCAGCTTCGCCAGAATTTTCTTGGGGTCCATGATGGGGTCCTTTCGGATGTGGTGGTGGGGGTGTGATTCCCTGCCAGACAGCCAGGACGCCAGGCGAATGCGCGGCGGCGCGGTCGTGCGGTCTTACTGGGTGCGTCGCGCTAGGCGCGGCGCGGTGCGATGTCGTCCTCGGAGATGAGGTCGACACCACGCTTATGGGTGGACGCGAGCGTGGGCTCGCGGTCCTCGTCGGTTTGGTCGGAGGCGAGACCGGATCCGGCGGTGAAGGGGTTGGCGCCGTAGCCGACGATCGCGACGTCGCCGCGGTGGATGTCCACTTCGTCGATGTAGAACTGTGACCAGTCCGGGGACCAGGTCCCCTTGACAATGCGGAACGCGAATGACATTTCATCGATCAGACCGGCACGTAATTTGGGGACGATGTACGCGACGTCGGGGTCTGCAAGGTCGAGGTCTGCGGTAACACGCAGACCCTGGTCGTCCTCCGCGAGATTGAGGTCATTCAGGATGGTGCGAGCGAGGCGACGAATCTGATCGTGGCCGATGACCAGCGGCACGTCGAGGTCGACGCGGGCCAGCGTTTGCAGAAACGCACCGGTGCGCACGATCTCGTCATAGGGGCCGAACATGTCCCACATCGGGTACGCGTGCTCGGTGATTGAGGCGTATCCCTCAAAGCGCACCTTGCCCTCAGTGGCTCCGTCAACGATGCGCAGATTGGTGATCTTCACGGCGACGCGGGCGGCAGAGTCGTTGGCCTCGGCTTGACGGCGGTGGGAGGGGCGGTCCGCGAGCGCCCGCACCTGCGCGGCGCGTGCCGTTGCCGCTGCGCGGCGCTTCTCTTCGGTGATCATGATTCTCCTTCGGAAGTGGATATCGCGCTCTCGGGCTCGGCCACGGGTGGCATGTTCTCGAGTTCGCGTGCCTCGTTGACCGTCTTGACTCCGCCCGCAACCTCTTTAATGAGCAGCTCGCGACGTTCCTTGGGGTCCATGCGGAGCAGTGCTTCGGTGTTGAGCTTGACGAAAGCACCGGCACCGACGACGCGTTTGAGGGCATCCTCGCGGCGTTTGATCGCAGGGCCAAGGTTCATGATCAGGAACTGGAGGTTGCGTTGGGTGAGGTTGGCGTAGGTCACGGACTGTCCGGACACGGCGGCGTCGATCAGGTCTGCTGGCACTGAGAAGAACCGGGCGATCTCCACCGTGCCGTGGTCCATCAGTTCAAGGAACGCGGCGTCCTTAGCGCGTGCCGCGGCGATCGTGATCTCCCAATCCTTGCCCACTACGGCGGGTTCGCCGTTGCGCATCGACGCTGAGATGCGGCGTTTGATCCTGCTTGCCTGTTCGGCGTCGAGGACCTGTGCCTGATTCTTGAGGATCGTCGAGGGTGTCGCGCCGCGGTCGAACCACTCGAGTGCGAACTCGGTGGCCGACAGGTTGCCCGACAGGGCCAGCGCTGCGTGAGCCACCGGCGACAAACCCACCGGCGAACCGGACGACACGTACTGTCGCTCGTGCCAAATCTTCGACGGCTCATAGGGCTTACCCATGACCGTGTAGCCCGTGACGCGCGAACCCTTGCCTTTGACGGTCACCTCGCCGGCGTCGACCAGGTGGATCTCGCGAGGCAGGCCCGCACCGTCAACCTTCGTGATGATGCCGAACGTGTTGCCGTAGGAGTCAAGGTCACTTTGGGTGGCGTACAACCAGTCCGCGATCGTCATCGGCTGGCCGTCTGTCCACTCGTCGGGCGACTCGAGTACCGCGGGCTTCTTGACCTCGATGGCCATTGAGATGCCCGGGTAGCGCTTGAGGACGTCAACGGGGAGTGACGAGATCATGTCCGCGCGCAGACGAATTGCTGCCCATACTGCGGACACGCGCATCGCCTTGGCACTCGACACCCGATGTCCCCCACCGCCGCTCCCACGCCGGCGCACACCGACGTCGGTTAGTGACACGGAACGGGACTGCGAGGGCCAGAGGAAACTCATGCGTCAACCTTTGGGGTAGGGGTGTCGAGACGCCACGAGACGTAGAGGGCGCCCACACCACCGACCATCCAGCCCGCCCAGTCGGCCAACTGTGCGGCGCCCACGGTCACGGCGGCCAGGCCAGCAACACCTAACGGTGTCGAGGCGTAGCGAAGAACATTGCGCATGAGGGCTCCTAGTAGACGGACAGCGTCGCGTCGTAGTCAGGTTCGGCGTTGGTCAGGTAAGCGTGGCGAGCAAGCGTCACGGCGTAAACGGGTGTGATGTCAGCCATCGTGGACCCGTGCCACCACACCCACGCGTTGCCGTAAGCGCGTTTCGCGGCCGACGCAAGAGACTCGTTGAGAGTGTCGTCGTTGGTATGCACCAACCTGCGGTTCACTGCATCGTTCAGCAGTTCGCCGCACGCGCTGGCGATGTCCTTCTTCGGCAAGACGATGACTTCGAAGCCCGCGTCCTCCAGGTCCTGCTTGAGCGACATCGCCGCACCATCGCCCGCGAGCGCCACACGGTTGCCACCGAACCTCGTGGTGAGATCACGCATGCGATCAATCACCCAACCGTTACCGAGCTCGTGGTCGACGAGCGCGATCGCGACCCTAGCGTCGGGGTCTGTCGGGGCGCCGGCCACTGCGATCGATGTCCACTCGTGGTCCGGTGACATATCGACGCACCACATTGGTGGGTGGTCGTAGTTGATCGTGGCCTCGTCGTTGTCCGGGGCGGCAGTGTCGCGCCAGGCGTCGACGGGGATGATCGGGTCAGGGCGTTTGTTGCCCGTCCAGATGCCACGGTAGGCGCGGTCATATTCGTCGAGGTTTGTCGCGAAGGCCTGTAGTTCGGCGTCGATGGTGTGCTCGTGGATCGTGATCCCGTAGGCCGGCATATACAGCGGCCACCTGGCGCGGTCATCACGGTCGGCGTCGGGGTCATCAGACCATTCGAAGAACGCTATGCGTGCTCGCGGGTCTGCGGCCTCGACGATCGCGCGGCCATCTTGGACCAGGTTCCACCAGTATTTCGAGTAGCCAAGCTTGCCGGCTGCGGACTGGTGCCAGATCTGTGCGCCATCGACGGTGATGAGAGTGGGCCGAATGTTCTGGGCGACAGTGCCGTCACGGTGTGCGAAAGCCTCGTCACAGTGCCACTCGTCGTTCGTGCCACCATGGCCGGACTTCTCGTTGACGGCGTCGATGAAGATCTTCGCGTTGGTGGTGAACTGCACCTTCTCGTCGCCGGTGCGCCCGTACCAACCGGGCTTCTTCGGGTTGCGAGTGGGCTTAAGGATGGGGCGCCAGCGTTCGAGGATCCGCTCGTAGTAGTTCTCCTCGAGGCGGGTGAGCGCCTTCTGACGGTCCTGCGCCGTGTAGATGATCTTCCCGTTGCGGGTCGTCGCCGCACGATGTACACCCTTAGCCACGAAGATGGTGGTCTTTCCAGACTGGCGTGGCTCAAGCGTGCGAACGTCGCGGTACCAGAACTGCCCCGTGGTGGAGTCGATCTCGCAGCCGACGTCGAGCACCAGGCGCTGCCATGGCATCAAGTCCCAGCCCAACTTGCGGGCTACGAGGGCGACCTTAGGGCCGAGCGTCTCCCTCTGTGGGTTGCGTTCGGTGCCCCACCGCGGCGCCGGAAGGTCCGGGAACGTCACTCAGGTACACCGAGCCCGCTCATCTCATCGTCAAACGCACCGTCATGTTGCGCACCATTGCCTGGATTCAACACCGCGAGGCCCGCATAGAGGCGGATCTGCATCGGGTTGACCAGGTCGAGACGGTCCAAAACGTCGGCATTGTCGAGGATCAGGGCCGACTTGGTAAGCATCGCCTGCACTGTGCGCTGGAACGGATACGCGCCGTCAGCCTTTGGTAACTCTTCCGCGAGCGCGGTGGTCACAAGACCGGGCGGCAGCTGGTCGATGCGAACGATCTGTGGCGGATCGGATGGCACAAGGGGCGGCACTTCTGCATACCGCTCGGGGTGCGCATCGACGTCGCGCTTCTTACGCCAGTCACGCATGCGCTTCGAGTTCGCGGCACGGCACGGTGTGCACTTGCACCCACGCCGGTAGCCCGGCATGCCCGCCTCGACACCGAGGATCTCGTGGCGCGGACGGATGACGATGCGGGGCGATTCAGCGGCAGTCATCATTCCTCCTCACGATTACCAATGTGACCGATTACCTGGGGGTTCGTGTGCGCGAAAAAAACGTTCAGTTGGGCGGTCGGTAGGGATCGGCGTTCCTAAAAATCGGCACGTTTTCTGGCTGTGGGACTGCCGTAGAGGCCGATGCGTGGCCTGCCGAAGTCCCGAATGCGTCGTGGCTGCTCCTCTAGGGACTTGAATCTGTTGCGCTTCGAGTTGCAGCTGCGGTGGGCGGGGCGCAGGTTCGATAGGGCGTTGGATCCGCCCTCTGAGACCGGCACGATATGGTCGGCTGTTGCCGCCATGGGAAGCAGCCACCAACGGCGGATGTCGAGGTCACCCTCGAAGATCATCGGGCCACGCCTGCCGCCACATAGCGCGCACTCAGGGTGGGAGGCTAGGACGATGTCACGGTTGCGAAGGTACTCCGCGGCATCTCGGGTGCGTTGACTATGCGTGCGGGTCATTGTTACCCCCGGGCGTGCAGGTGGTGGGTCCTGGTCGCTGGACACCCCACCTGCAGTGGTTGGAGTGCGAGGGCACTCCCGGCGCGGACGTCTCCCGTCACGCGCGACCAGCCACACACATCCGTCACCCTGCACGAGTCCGGACATGCGAAAGGCCCGAACACCAGGTGGTCGGGCCTCAAGCGGGGAAGTGTCTAGAGACACCTCACCCAGCAGTCCTGATCATACGCTTGAACCACTGCCACTGTCTAACGGCTCGGGCTACGGCGTGTCGACCACCGTCGGAGTGGTCTGGCCTAGAGCCGTGTGCCAGGCCACGTGCAGTGCGAGATCGGTAAGCCATATCCTCTGTCCACACACAAGACACAGGTTGGCTCGCATCGAGATCCGCTCAGTGCGCGCGTCCTCAGGGAACGGGCCGTCCTCCGTCGCCAGCTCGATCAGACCAGACTCGTCAGTTGTCGCCATCGTCTTCACTCTCCTCAATCTCTCGACGCCGCTCGATCTCAGCGATCAGCAGCCCAATGTTCTCCTCATCCCACGCCTCACCACAGTCCTTGCACCACGCGATGCCCGTCACACTCGTCGTGTCCAGACGCACCCGAATGGTGTCAACGTGGTCACACAGCGGGCAATGGATGTGCGGGATCTGAGGTCGCTCTTCAAGGCCGGCAACGATCTTCGCCGCCACCCACCACGAACGCACGAGCCGCTCAGCATCGACCACATCCTTGTCGGTCAGCGTTGGCATACGCTCCGACATCAGACGCAGGTTCTCCTCGAGTCCACCACGCTGCGCATTCACCCGGCCACGCAGATACGTCGCACACTCCACCTCGATACGGATCTCCACATCTATCGCGTCCAACGCTGCCGCCGGCCGAGACTCAAAGCCACCCGTCGAGTTCGACCCATGCTTGGTCCCCTCCGACGCAAGCCTGACCTGCTCGAGCAACGGAGGCATCTCCACGGCGTGCCAACCACGCGGCGAGTCCTCCCACCTGTCGATCGCAGCATCCCAACGCCACCACGGCTCAAGCGTCTCGAACGAGTTGACGAACTGGGCCAGCCGATGACGGATCTGGGACACCTTGCGCAAACGGTCGAACTCCTCGAGGTCAACAACCTCAGGGTTGAGCGGCAGTGCGGGCTTAGGCATCATGACCCTTCTCCAGCGGTGGTGGTGGGCTTGGACTTGCCACGGCGAGACCTACGACGGACAGGGCTGGGCTTGGTGCCCTGAGCGTCCAGACCAGACCCAGCAAGGCCCGTCTCGGCACTACCAAACCCGGAACTACCCGTCCCGTCCCTACCCTGCAGATCTAGATCCGACAGACCCCGGCCGGCTAGATCGCCGCCTGGCGGCCCATCCTCGCCGGTAGACACGCCCTTCGGCGCCTCTTGGGCTGGTGTGCCCGTCGCGTTCCCCGAGGCATTCTCGGGCCGCTGGCGGGCGGTTTCGGTCGCGTTCTCCGTCGAGGTCCGCTGGCCCTGGTGGGTCGCGTTCTCCTCGGCGGTCCGCAGACCGTTGATTCGCTCAGCAATGACAGCCTTGGTAGGCCAACTGCCGAGACGTTCCTTCACGTATTGCCGGGTATCGACGCCGTACTTCGGAGGAGACGGTGGCAGCAATAGTGGGCCGCGGGTAGCGGGCTCACGGTTGCACTCGAAGCAGCACACCACGAACTCGTGCAGCCTCGTCGGTTGCTGTGAGATGTTGGTGTGCTCCCACGTTGCGCCCCGCAAGCTCTTGCGGTCGCGCCAGTTCACTTCCTTCTTGCAGTAGCGGCAGTGGTCACCGTCACGGAGCCTCGCGTTGACCGTGAGCGCGTCGTTGCGGGAGTCCTTACCGCGGATCCGGTTGCGGTCAACCTCAACCTGCGCCTGCACGTGGAGATAGTTGGGGTCGTTGATCAACCGCCAGCCCGACTCCGCGACCTCGTAGACACCGCTCTGCACAAGGATCCCCATCAGGTACTGCGCTCGCGCCGGCGTACCAGCAAGCGACCGAGCCATCGCACGCGTGGCAAGGCGGTCCGTCTCCTTCCCCGTGACTTCACAAGCGAGCCGCACGGCGAAGCCGAACACCTCATCGACCGTGCGCTCGTCAGCGTCCTCGAGTTCGAGGGGTGCGATCGTTCGCGGGTCGTGCGCGGCGGTGTCGCCGAGTCTGAGCCAGGGCACAGTATTGGGGTCCTATCGTGATTGGTTGTCTGGGGCGCAGGCAGAGCAAAGGGGTTTCTCTCCTTCGCCGTGAATCCACGAGCACGGGGGGTCACAAGCGGCATCGTCGGTACATCCGCACATCACGCATTCCTTTGGGATGGCAGTACTCATGTGGTGGTGCCCGCACAGCGGCCAGATTGCTCCGCACCACGAGCAACATGGCCCTTGACCGTCCATCGTGAACACCGGCTGCGCGCTGGCCGCGCCGTATCGCTCCATGAGGTTGAGGATCCAATCAGCACGTGTCGACGCCGTAGTGTGCTCTTCAAAACCCCTCTCCACCATGAAGATGAACCTGTTTGTAGCGATTAGCTCTGGTGGCCGCGACATCACAGGGCGTGTCCCGCCGGGATAGAAGGCGATCTCGTTGAACTCGTCGATGTCCATTTAGTCTCCTTAGTCCGAGCAGCCGGCGCACTCGGCCGTATAGGGGTTGACTGGGCTGTCACAACTGGTGCACTTAAGGGGCGCCGGCGGATGGCATCGACGGCACGGGCACGCCACGCGCTGGTCGTTCTCGTCGAACGCGAAGCCAGCACACAGGTGGTGCTTGCCGTTGCGGCAGTCTGGGCACATGCGGGTCACGGCTTCTCCTCAAGGTCGATCTCGATAGCTGCACGGCGACGTCGCTGCTCCTCGAGGAGGGAGTTCACCATCTTGCGGCCGATCCGCTCGGCTCGGGCCTGGCTCCCCCACACGCGCTTGCTGTGGCCGCGCAGGCCGACGGTCGCGCGCACTATCCAGCCAGCGCGACAGGGCTCGAGACGGAGACGACCAGCAGCAGGCGGCACCATCGGCGGCTTGACACGGCCGCCCGCACCCGCACTACTTCCGGAAGGTTGACGTGGTGGTGAGGCCGAGTTGAGCGTCTTGCCCGCATGGGCGAGTCTGGGCTGAGTCATAGTTGGCCTACGTCTGTCGTGTGGTCGTCCTCGTTAGCCGCGGGCTCGGGGGTTGGGTGCTCAATGATGGAGAACATGTAGTAGTCCCCCTGCCAGTCGTACCGCACGGGAGCCGTGACCTCGCCCATGAGCCATTCGTCGGTGTTGCGAGCCCAGTCGGCCATGCCACACCGGGCGACGAACTTGCCATAATGGCGTTCCTTGTCCAGCTCGGAGTAGTCGCCAGCGTCGTGCCAGGGCCGTCCATTCTCAACGCCATCTTCAAACCAGGACTCGCACTCACATTCGTACTCGGCGTGACACAAGGCCCGTTCCGGCGCATTGCATCTGAGAGTGGTGACCGCATAGCCGTCGGTGAAGTCGATGACTACTTCGTGTTCGTAGACATTCACCGGCTCCTGCATCGCGGCGATGGGGGCGGTCAGCGTCACAGGGCCCGGACCGGTGCATGTCACGAGTTCGGGGTGGGCGCTCATGGCGTCGCCACGTGGCAACTCAAACGGAGTGAGCCCACAACATGATGCGGTGATATTCCCGGATAGTGGGCAGGCGTGGACGGTCGCGCTCATGATCGGTCCTTTCGGTCGTCGCGCATGGGGATGGTGAGCACGGGGACCTCAACTGTGTCCGTGGCGTCGATGTGGGCGAACGTGATGAGTTTGGCCGCGAGCGCGAGGTCGATGGTGAGTTCTGAGAGTGTGGACTTCTTGAGTACTCGTACTTGCCACGGGTGGAGCGCGCGAGCGAGTGAGGTATCGAGTGCGATGCAGGGGAGGCCGAGTGCGTTGGCGAGGTATATCTCGATGCCTGCGCCTTTTGAGTTCTCCCACCCGGGCATGTACACCAACACGTCGGCGTTCTTCAGTAGCTCGATGAGGTCGTGGCGCATGTACTCGAGCCATGTGTCGAACGGTGGGGCCTCGGCGGGGTTGAGGACTTCGAAGCCGCGGTCGCGCAGTTGCTGTGCGGCTGCGTTGAAGGCGGGGTAGTTGTTGTCGGGTAGGCCGGTCATGGGTCCGGACAGGTAGATGGTGGTCATGACTGTGACCCGATCTGCAGGAGTTGTGTGGGTTGGCCGGTCTCATATGCGGTGGCGATGCTCGGTGCGATCTGTTCGTACACGGTGCCGCCGGTGGGCATGAGGATGTGAGGCAGGAACTCTTGCTCGAAGGTGACGATGCCCGATGCCACGGCCTCTAGCTTCGCCTTCACGACTAGAGCCAGGGCGCGCCAGCGTTGACGTACTGCTTGCTCATAGGCGGCTTCGATCTGGGTGTCGGATCGGCGTTGGTGTTTGGTGGGCGTGTGGGTGAACTGGCGGCTGTCACGGTCCGGAAGTGGCACCGTGAAACGGATAGTGCGACCTTCAGCACTGAACTGGATGACGGCGACGTCGCGGCGAGTGGCATAGGCAAACTCGTCTGCGCCGTAGCGAGTCAGGATCTTTTCAATCTCCGCACGTGAGCGATCCGACGCGACGGTCGTGTTCTCCGCGTAGGCGTTCATCGCGTTTTCGCCCCTGCCATATAGGCCGCATGGGCCTGCGAGAAAGAATGATCGAATGCGGAGAGCCCCTCGAGCATCGCCTTCTCTGCCTCTGCGGGGGTCTCTACCCATTCGAAGTAGGCGAGCCTGTCTACCGGCTTGGGTGACAGGGTTGTTGTGGGGCACGGTTCGGTCGCGAGTGAGCGGGCGATCGTTGCACCACACGTGCGACAGGTTGTTGTGGCGTTCGCAGTGTTTGGTGGGCGTCTCATGCTGCAGCCTCCGTGGACTGGTCTGTGGGTTTGATGTCGAGGAGCAGCAGTGTCGCCCGATCGGCGCTGAGGTACTGCACGGACTGTGGTGCACGGTCGATGCCAAGCTGCGCCAGACGCATCGAGACAGGAGTCACCTCGTCTAGCCATAACGCCACGGGTGCGGGTGCGTCCTCGATGTAGGCGAGAGCCTCCTCACCCCCGGCGCGTGCGAGGAACAGCGACTCGAGGAGTGGAGCCATCGCCGGCGGTGGCTGCTCATCCGGGAGTGGTTGTTGGTTTCGGACGTGGGCGATCGCGACGATGCGCTGCGTGGGTGCCGTCTCATAGATCGCAATGTGTGTGGTGTCGGGGCGTAGAGGTCGGCGGCGCAACTCGATGGTCTTCGTACCGTCGAGGATGGCCTGCGACCAACGCGGGTGTAGTGGCAGCAACGCGATCGAACACTGCGCGGCACGAGCCTCGGCACGCACGCGGCGGGCCTCATATGTGTGCTCCCACTTTGCGCGGGCATCACAGAACGCTTCCAACGTGTACGTCGCATAGCGGGCACCGAGGGGGCCTTGCTCCTCGAGCATCTCCGTCGCCACATGCTGCGCGACGTCCGACCACACATCACTCTCAATCCCATAGTGGGCGCGGCGGTCAATCGACCTGAACACGGCCGGATCCGGGCGCTTCCAGTGCTCCCGGGTACGTCGACGTAACCAGGGAAGTAACTGCTGCCACCCGAGGATGAGGGGCACACCCACACCAAAGTAGAGCAGGGCCATGACGACCAGCACAGTGGTATCGCGGGCCGCTCCGATGACGAGTACGACAAGAAAGACGAGAGTGAAACTAAGGGCCAAGGTGACGGCCATGGACTTGCCGTCGAGGACGTAATCCTCATACGTGTGGTTAATGCGCTTACTCATGGGTTCCTCTCAGTGTGTATGTCGGGGGAGAGCTCGTTGAGGAACTCACCGGCCGCTGTGAGTGCGTCGACCATCGCAGGTTCGCCGCCAGGGTGAGGTAGGCCCATCGTGATGCGCAACCTGTGCTGCGAGTCGCGGAGCAACACGAACGGTCGACCCTGCGCTGGATCCACGATCACTGCAGTCCAACCGTTCGATGCGGTGAAAGGCGAGAAGTCATCACTGGCAGGCACGCCAACAGCGCTCTTCGCGGCCCGCACCAGGTGCGCCCTGTACAGCAACGGCCAGGGCGTCACCAACAACAGGAGGAGGCTTAGGAATAGCCAGGCTTGCCACGTCATGGGCGCGATTGGTTGGTGTGGGCATCGATGACAACACCAGTGACAATTGCGGAAGCCGCCACCCCCACCAGCAAGCCCGCGAGCGCGAGCGCGATGAACGCGGTGAGTAGTGGATGTTTGCAGGGGCGTGCATGCTTCATCGGTGGGTCTCCTCAAAGTGGCGACGTCGAGCCCTCTGTGTCCTCATGACGGCCTGGATGTGGTCTGGACGAGTCATCGTTCCCACCCGTCGACAATCAGGAAGTGCCCTGTTGCGCAGGTGCCGCGCCATCCGTCCCACGTGATAGGTCCGCAACACCGCGGGCAGTGCTCGAACTTGACGTCAATGGACCACACCACAATTCCGTTGGTCGATCCGCTCGGCGTCTTCCACCCGCAATCCCTCATGAGATCTCATCCAGGGTGCGGACGGTCCTGCGAGCGCGATATGGGTGGGTCTCCTCTAGGTGGCGTCGTCGAGCCCACGCCAGGATTAGCGTGAGTGTGATGGTGGTGGCCACGACCAGCAGACCGAAGCCGGTGCCGGTACCGGTCGTGGCGTAATGGTTGGCGATCGCCAACACGGGGATGAAGGTGAGCGCGATGATGGTCCACGCGCGTGCATCACGGGCCGTCATGACGCGGGGCCGTTGGCTGGGGCGAGCGGGAAGCAGGGAACGCGACGACCGTCGGCCTGGATAACGAAGTTAGGGCCTGCGAAAAGTCCGAACGCCGCCCAGTCGCAACCGCGGCCGTGGTACTTCGTGTCTTTGGCGAGAGCGCCGATCACGCGACCAATGCAGACTTGGCCCAAGTGGTCGGACGCGAATGGCCGATCGGCGTTGGTTGCTTTGAGTGCGTCGCTGAAGTCCTGGCCGGTGGCCACATCGCCACAGGATGGGCACTTGAAAGCCCATCTCATCGGGTCGGCGCCATAGAGAACTGCGAGTTCTGCCACCAACTCGTCTTGGGTGTATTCAGTCATCGTGCACCGCCCGTTGATCTGGTGATGACGCCGGCGCGGATCCCGACTGCCACGATTGCTTGGTCGAGCTCTGCTAGTGCGGTGCCGTCGTGGTCGCTTAGGTGTTCGTATGCGCCCAGTGCGGTGATGGCTACATCGAGTAGTTCTTTGCGGACGTCGTCCATGGTGTGGGTGATGCCCTTGCGGGGATTCTGTCCACTCACACCGATGAATGCGGCGATGACTTCACCGTTCTCTTCCGCGATCTTCGCGAGACGCCCCCAAGTCACAGACTCTGGAGACCGGTGAGTGTTGCCCTTATTGATCCACTCGGACAGTGCCACTAGCGCGGCCTGTGACAATTCGCTCATGACGCACCACCATTTGCGGCGAGCTCGAGCAGCACGTCGGCGTGGCATGGCTGATCGAGGGGGCACCAGCACGCGAGGTCATGGTCTGCGAGAGGTTCGAGGTAAGCGGTGAATCGACGCGTGTTGTGCAGACCCATCGCTCTGCACAGTCGACGGAACGTTGCAACGGACTCCGCGAGCGCTGCGGGAGGCGTCGAGTGGGACGAGTAGATAGTCTCTTGAAGTCTGATGACGCCGAGGCCCCAGTTGTCGATGATGTTCTCGAACCGCTGCCCGACGACATCGCCACCGTCTGGCCATACTGGATTGCCCCACTTGCTCGGGCGAGCCACGATGACTGCATCGGGAAACTCGGGGCGCCACGGACGCTGGCGGCTCATCAGAACTCGCTGGGGCATCACGCACCACCGTTCGCGGCGTTGAGGGCGGCGGCGATTGCCTTTAACCCGACGCGCATAGCATCCTCGGTGGACATACGGATGATGTCCGACGGCTCTCCGCTTCGTGTCGCTATCACTAGGCCGTTTCTTCGGCCAAGTAGCGACGTGCACGAATCGCGCATCTCAACGAGGGCGTCCTCGACGGCAAGGCGCGCAACTTCTAGCAACTTGGAGTCAGTCGCCACACGCTCCACCACCTCAGCGTCCGGCTCACGGGTGGGGTGCTCGTATAGGACGGTCGCTGGGAGGTCCGGCGCGTAGAACGCATCCGGCAGGTGGCCGTGAAAATATTGTGCGAACACGAGTTGCCCCGTCGCGGCCCTCAGCGCAGTGTCCATAGGCAGGTTCCGTGCCTGCTCCAGGTTCATCACGGTCACCGAGGTGGTCATGACGCACCACCGTTCGCGGCACGAAGGTACATGGCTTCGTAACGCTTAAGGTCAGCGACGATGGTCGCCTTGGATGTGAGGCCCGGACTGTAGTAGCTCACAACAAAGCGACGATGTTCAGCCAACGCTTCGGCCTTAATTCGAGCCACCGTCTCAGCGTCCGTCTTGGGGGCGGGGTGCGCTTCCGGCTCGTTGCAGTGGCCTAGCGTGTCGGTCATGCACCCGTGCTGATGAGCCGGGGCGGGGCACAGGTAGTCCCCGGTGCAACCCGGCAGGATGCCCTCAGGCTCGGGGGTGGGGTGCTCGTGCAGGACGGTGGCGGGGAACAACTCGGAGTACATCCAGAGCACGGCATCCAATGACCAAGCGCCGTGGTACAGAACTACCGAATCGGGACTCACCTCCACTGTCAGCACCCATCCGTTTTCGGCTCTGATTGCTTGACCGTCGAGTGCCTTCAGTTCCTCCACGGTCGTTACACTCACCGGCTGGCCCAGCGCGGCGATGGCGGCACGGGCTTTAGCTAGCACTTGGCTTCCATTCGCCATCTCCTCGGCAGTCAACCGCTCGCCGCGATAATGACTCAAACCCAGGTAGCCCTCGACCACGTGAAGGTCATCAATAAGCGCGTTCATGATCCGACCACCGATCCGTCATTCCAAATGAACTCGCTGACGGGAAGATGCTTGCCACACCCGACGCAGTACGTTGAGCCGTAGAACTTGGGGTCGCGGGCGTAGGTCTCGGCAATGCCATCCGACATCGTCGTCGCGGCCCCGCACCCCTCCAGGCCACGAGGTAGAGACACCCACGGACCCGTCGGCACTGGCGATCCATCTGCCATGTACCAATGCGAATAGGTCCGCCTTACAGGACGGGTGAAGCCCTTCTCGCGTTCCGCGTCTGACAAAACGAGGTATACGTCGGCCTGTTCGGTCGGCTCTGCGTCCACTCCGTGAGTGAGCCGAGGGTCGTCGGGGTTGTCTGTGGTGCTCATGCTGCGGCCTTCCAACGAAAGATTGTGCGGTCGGAGACACCAACGATGGCCGCGACCTGCGTCGGAATCTTGCCCTCAGCCAGCAACGCGAGCGCCAGGCGGCGACTGTTTACCATGCGTGTTGGTTGCCTGCGTTTGATCTCGCGACCGCGAGTGATGCGGCGGCGTTCTTTGGGTGTGGTGCCACCCCATACGCCGATGGTTCCCGGCTTGGCGAGCCCTGCCTCGAGGCAGGTATCCTTGACGGTGCAGGTGTGGCAGATCTTCTTGGCTGCGGCTGGTGAGCCTCCCTTTTCGGGGAAGAAGATCTCAGGGTCGATTTGTGCGCATAGTGCGTCGAGTTGCCAGTCGGTGGTGATCATGCTGATTCACCGCCCTCGTCGACGGGTGCGGCCTGGTCGAAGGCTTCACGCATCGACACCTCAACGTCGGTCAGGGTGTAGCCGGCGGCCTCGAGGACTTTGAACCATGACACAGCAGCCGCGCGAACCGTAACCTGCCACGGGTTGTTGGCCTTCACGATGCTGCTGTACCTCCACTCGGATACAGGAACGTTCTCATCGATGGCTGGCACCACCGCGAGCGCCAACGCGAGCGCAGGATCGGTGGGCCACTTGATGCCGTCGGGCAGTGTTGGCCCCGCACCCAGGCTGAAGCACCGGTCGTCGGTGGCGTAGTCCACAGCCGCGGCGACGATGATGGCGCGTTGCGTGTCGCGGCCCGTGCCGGTCTCGGTGAAGAGGTGGCAGATCCAGGACCAGCGTGCGGTCTCCGCGGCGTCGAGGTCGGCATTGAGTTGTTCGCAGGCCGCGTGTTCCTCGGCGCTCACACCGCCATATGTGGCGGTGTTTTTCAACTGCAGCTTCTCCCACACCTCAGCGTGGTGGGTCGCCGGGTCGGTACACACCCACGTCGTCTGCCCCTTCCGCTCGTTATACCGCCAATCCCCGACATACACGGCAGCACCGGGGCACGACGCGTGATCGTCAGGCTTGATACCTAGGGGTTTGATGTCCGTTGCCGTGCGGCGCGCTTCGGCGTCGATCTGCTTCACACCGGTGGAGTCGATGTACTCCATCCACTCCTTGTCCGCCTCACGTCGGTCTAGGTCACCCAGTGCCTGACCGATGGCCCAACCCCTGAGTTCGCCGGCGTCGAGTTGCACCATGAGCTCGTCGTACACGCCCTGGTCGCGGCCGGCGATGTCCGCCAAGGTGATCGCCTCGTCAAGGGTCATCGACTTGTTGACGACCTGTGACTCAACACTGGCCGGCAGATTCGCGATCGCCAGGCGCTGACCTACCGTCTTCACGGCGCGGCCGGTGCGCTTAGCAATCTGCGTGCGCTTCATTCCAAAATCGAACAGGCCACGCATCCCGTGAGCCTCCTCAAAGACAGTCAAGTCAGAGCGGTGCAGGTTCTCCACCAACATCACCTCGAGTTGCTCCGCGTCCGACATGCCCTCACGGATGATCGCCGGCACCGTGGCCATGCCGGCGTCACGGGCAGCAGCGATGCGACGGTGACCCGCGATCACGGTGTAACGAGAGGGGAACCTGCCCGAACCCTGAAAACCAGGAACCAACAGCACCGGCTCAAGGAGGCCCTGCTCCTTGATGGACGCCGTCAACTCGGTCAGGTCGCCCAAGTCATTGCGTGGGTTGTTCGGATGCGCGTCGATTGAGTCAACGGAGATCTCACGCAGCACCGCCGATGCAGGGGCGAGAGCATCAACCGCGGTGTGTGTCGACGTCGACGGCTCAGCCGCCTTCACAGGAGTGCGCTTCTTACTTGTCGTGGTGGTCGTGGTGGGAGACATCACGAATTCCTTTCAACTAGGTGCAGGGTGGGGTACTACTGGGCAGGGCTAAACGTGTGCGTGCGCAGCTGCTCACGCATCGGCATCGGCAAATGCGGGTTGCGCCAATCACGAGGACAGGACAGAAGGTGCTGCTTGATGCGGTGCTCGCAGGACTCATCCCACGGCTCATCGGCGGTGACAAGGCGGGCCCGGTCCTCACCCGCCGGCGTGGTGTACAACACGTAACGGCGAGCCTCCGGATCGTCCGTGGTCAGTGCGTTCCACTCGTCGAAACACATCGGGCGGCCCGTCGCGTCGTAGGGCAGCCACAGAACCTTCTCGCCACACTTCTTACAACGAGGCACCTTCACGTAATCGTGGAGGCTCATAAGAACACCCCCGGCCGATAACCCGTGCGGCGATACACCGCCACGTGAGCACCATTTGCCGTGGCGCCCGTCGACGGAACCTTCGCGTGGATCCGTTGACCCATCACCATGAGCAACACAGGCTCGAGCAACCCCGCCGCGCATGCCTTCCTCATCAGACCCGCACGCTGCTTGGTCGGGATCTCGGCGTCGTCGACGGACTCGCGGATGGTGTTGAACGTGAACTGTGTGCCCCGACGCACCGACGCGATGATGTTCATGAACGCCGTCTCCTGCACGACGAGCAGATCCTCAATCGAGCGTTGCTGGCCGTGAATCTTCGCGGCCGTCGCGGTGGCGTGGGACACGGCAGTCATGACGACACCACCCGCTCCAACTCTGTGACCATCGCGAGTGCTTGGTGGGCGTCGTGTGCGAGGTAGTGGTTGCCGAGCGCGGTCTGGATATCGGCCACACGTTGCAGGCTGCGTGATGCGTTGCGGAGACTCGCGTTGACTACCTGGTCCAGGAGGGCGTCAGTGTTGCCCTCAGCCGCACGTGAGAGGGCGTCTGTGGTCTCGCGCGTGAGAGCGGTCGGCGGCGTGGTCGTCATCGGGAGGTCACCCCCACGTTGTCGAGGACCTCGAGAGCGTCTGCGAGTTCGGCATGTGCGACACGTAGCTTCGCTGCGACGTCCTCTGCAACATGACGGGCCGGGTCGAGGAGCGACACCTGGTCAAGAGCGTTGCGAGCGACACGCAAATGCTCGGCCGCGTCGAGCGCCTGGATACGGGCTAACTGCAACGAGACGTGCGCCTCAGGGATCCGTTCGGGAGAGAACATCAACCGGTTCGTGGGAACACTCATCAGACACCTGCCCTGGCGGTGGCGTGTCCGCGAGCGCTAACGTGGCGGATACACGAACGAGAGGGAGTCCGATGGGGCTGTTCAGCAGGAAGGTCAGCAAGGCAGTCGCGGAGGAGCGGGCGGCGTCCTTCTACAGGCGCGTGATGGTGCCCGAGCAGACCGAGATTGTCGGTGTGGCGCACTACCAAGATGGTTTGGCGGCGTCCCTCAAACGAGAGCACAAGCGGGCACAGGAAGCGACGCTCACCCTGGTGTTGCGCGCAGACCCCAACAACCCCAAGGACCCGGACGCGATCGCGGTGTTCCACCGTGATCATCTGGTTGGACACATTGCGAAGACCGAGACCGGCATCTTCCACCCGCAGATGGCCCCGACCTACCCGGAAGAGATCCCGGTCGTTGAGGCTGAGATGGTCGTGCGCGGCGGTCGACGCTACCTTCGCGTCTACAGCTTCGTGACGCCCATAGCGAGCGATGTCGGTGAGCCCGGCCCCATGCTGACCATCGGCAACATCCGCGGGCAGAACGTCGACCAACATGCCGTCGAGCAATGGATCGCCGGCGGCGCGCCCGTTGGTGTCAAGAGCGTGCTCAGTGTCGCGCAGCTCGCCCTCCATCCGTACAGCGGTCTTGATGTCGTGATTCATCTCGGCGGTGTGGCAGTGGCCGTGGCGCCCAAGGGCAAGCGCGAAGCGATCGCCCGAGAAGTTCGCGCAGCAACGAAGGTCGATGCGACTCTCGGTGCGCCTGTGCGGGTGGCGTTCACGGAGTCGGGTGTGTGGACTGTGACTATCCAGAAGCCCTCGATCGCGTAATTGGATCATGACGCCACCCCATTGATGCGGGCTAGCTTCTCTTCGAGTTTCTTGCGACGTTTCGCCGCGAGCGCGTAGACCTCGGCTTCGTCGAACTTGTACGGTCCGAGTGGGCCGTCCTTCTTTTCCACGGTGTGGAGTACGCCTTGCTCTCGCAGGCGATGGACCGTTTTACGGTCGACGCCAAGGATCTCGGCTGCTTCGCCGGCCTGGATTCTCGATACGGAATGTCGCATGCGTTACACAATAGGACACAGGTGTAGTGCGCTGTCAACTGCGACGCGGCGTGTTGCGTGAATATAGGTTCCGCACATGTTGCGCCAGATGTGGCGCATGCCCTATTGTGAGAGAGTAGTTTTCCTAAAGGAGGAAGCCATGGGAGTACCGTTCTTCGACATTCCGGATCGCATGCGCAAGGCGCGCGAATACGCAGACCTGGAGCAGGCCGAAATGGCCGAGCGTTTAGGCGTGACGCGTACCACGGTGTCGCGATGGGAAACGGGCGCGAGCAAAGTCAAGACTCTCGTGCTACGCGCGTGGGCGCAGGAAACCGACGTGCCGCTCGCGTGGCTTCAGTGGGGAATGACAGAAGCCCCGACCACCTCTCCTAGCGGAGCGGCAATCGGGGCAGATAACGCTGTGGTGCGCCCGAAGGGATTCGAACCCCCAACCTTCTGA